ACCTATTTCAACATAATCTATTACGTTTGTTGTAGCATCTGGATTTCCTCCACCCATATAAATAGCTCTAGTAGCAGAAGCTGAAGCAGCAAAACCAGATCCTCTACCAACTGTTAAATTTCCAAAATCTACTGCATTAGCTGTTGTTGAATATTCAACAAAATCTATTACGTTTGACATAGCGGGTTCATTACCACCAGCATACAAAGCTCTTGACGGAGAAGATGTTTCTCCTGTAGCTAACATAGATCTTGAAACAGTTAAATTTCCAAAGTCTGTAAAATTACCTAAAGTAGCTATAGTAACAAAATCAATTACGTTTGATAATGAAGGTTCTTCTCCTCCTGCCATTAAACCTCTAGTATCATTAGCATTACCTTTAACAGCTCCTCTAGCAACACTTAGATCACCAAAGTCTGCTGCATTACCTAAAGATGCAAAATGAACATATTCTAAAATATTTGTTGCTGGCTCACCACCTCCAAAAACAGCTCTTGTAAAATTACCAAATCCTCCAAAATTTCCTTCTGTTCTTCTTAAGTCTCCGAAGTCAACAGAATTACCTGCTGTTGCTGGCACTACTGATTGTATTGTGTTAATTTCACTTGGAGCTGCTCCACCTGCAAATAAACCTAACTGTCCTGTAGTTTGAGGATAAGTTCCTTCTTCTTTTATATTTTTGGTAATGTCATTGATCTTCCAGATCCCTCGGGCTTGATCTCGTCTAGGATAACTATTAGCCATAGCTTAGTTCTCCTATGCGTCGTCTATCAGTTCGTATGATATTGTGACTACTAGTGTTGATGCTGCTGATGCTCCGCCTCTTATAAGATCAGTTTCTTGTAAATAAAAAGATGAGTTTTTATCTACTATGTCAACTGAAGCGTGAGCTGGAACTGTAAGTTCATCAGCTAATTCTTTATGTGTACCACCTACTTCTGAATCAATTGTAGTTGTTGCGTCGTTATCAGTTACATTTGTAACTCTAATTAAATTAATTTTGTTAACTTGATCTGATGCTGCTGTTAATAAAGTAGTTGTTAAAGTTGTACCTAAATCAGCTACTGCTGTTTTACCATTGATCGTTGTAACATTTACTATGTTTGGTGCTGCCATTTTTTATTCTCCTATACTCCTTTTAACCGAAAACTATCGCTGCCGCAATAGCTTTTCCCATTGATATACCACTAACTTCTGCAAAAGACAATTGTCCTACAGCTGTTGTACCAGATCCTGAAATACTGTCTACCTTTAAAAATGTGCCCGCAGTAACATTTCCAGTAGGAAATTTAAGTTCATAGCTCTGTGCAGCACTATGCGCAGGTGAAGTAAGTTTAATCCCGTGGCTGTTAGATTCACAATTAAGTTGAATTGAACCTGGGTTTGTTGCACCAAGAACTTCAATTAAACCAGTTCCTTTAGGTCCAACTTTTAAATTTATATTAGAATCACCACCAGTTGCTTGAATAGATGGTGCATTTCCTGTTGCAGCGTTAGTTATATCTAATTGGTTTACTGCGGATGAAGTCGTTTGAAATACTATTTGTTCATTTCCATTCTCATCATTAATTCCATGTGCATCGTCAAATGCTATATTAAATGAATTAGTATCTAAATCTCCACCTAATTGTGGGGATGTATCTGAAACTATACTACTTAAACCTAAAGCTACTTCTTTAATAATAGGATTAGTACCATCACTTGCACTAGCAAAAATTAATTTATCACCTTTATCTGTAGCAGAAAAAGTAACACTTGCTCCTGAACCAGATACGTATTTAAATTGTACTGTGTAAGCTCCAGAAGTAGAATTTCTTAAAAAATAAAATGTTTGAACATCTAAAGGTATTGTTACAACTTGATTACCAGTTATTGAACCAGTAAACTCAATCATTCTGTGTGCAAGTTCTGCACCTGTTGATCCATCAGATACAGATAATGTAGTAGTTTGTGCACCACCAGCGATTGACTTTGAAATAAAGCCACCTGAAATTTGTTCTATAATTTGTAAATTAGTATTAGTCTTTGTTCCCCATGTACCGGCGTTTTCACCAGTTGCTTGAAGTTCTACACCTAAAGGTGTGTATGTTGATGCCATAATTTATCTCCTATGCTGCTACATCTGTATAACTGTTATTTGATCCAGTTGCAACATCTGAATAACTATTATTAGTTCCTGTTGATATATCACTATAACTGTTATTTTGACCAGGGTCAACATTTCCATAAGCAAATATATTAACTGTTCCTATGCCAAATGTAGCTGATTGACCTGTTAATCCAACCTGCATATCTGCTAAAGATATTGATCCTACGCTAGCACTAAATGATTGACCTGTTAATCCTAGTCCTTCTTCTACTGTTAAAGATCCAACACTTGCTGTAGATGATTGACCAGTTGGTTGTGCTACTGCACCACCTAAACCAACAATTGATCCTAAAGTAAATTCAGCCGATACACCTGATAAAAATACTACATCATTTGGTATTGTAACTGTTCCTAAACTAGATGTTATTGATTGACCTGTTAATTCTGCTTCTTGTGAAGATATGCCCGAAGCTGTTCCTTGAGCTGAAGTTATAGATAAACCAGAAACTAGCACAGTTTGATTTGGTGCTTTTGCTGTTCCTTGTGATACAGTTATTGATTGACCTGTAACACCGATCGTCATATCATTTGGTGTTATTGCACCAACAGAAGTTGTTATAGCGCTTGATGTTAAACCTTGTGTTTGATCTCTTGGTATTATTGAACCAACAGAACTAGAAAAAGATACACCTTCTATATTTACAGGAACAAAAGCCTCACCTTGTGAGGATGTTATTGATTGACCTGTTAAGGAAAGAACAACATCTGGAACATCAACTGTTCCTAAACTTGATGTTATTGATAAACCTGTTAATGAAATTGTTTGATCAGAAAGATCTCCCCAGCCGCCATCACTACTCCAAGCTTGTGCACCCCAACCAGTTTTTAAAGTTGTAGCTTCATTCCAATTAGCCTGATCCCAGGTTAACCGGCCCCATCCTGAAGTCACCGACATGGCTGACCTCCTACGCTAATCTGATTATCGCGTTACTTGCGTCTGCTGTTGGAAACTCTATTTTAAAAGTTCCGTTACTTGCTGTCTTGTCACCACCAAATGCAATAATAGCAACAGCATCAGTTGTACTTGAACCACCATTTGTTGTTGTATTATAAATCATCGCACCGTTTGCAGTAAAAGAAGCAGAAGAATAAGTTACATCTGAAAAATCTGTAAACGCTGTTGTACTAGATAATGATACACCTGAGTTTGTAAGAGCTGCACCACCTGCTGTATAAGCAGATCCTGATGTATTTGATATTTCATTTGATGTTGAATAGTCAGTGGTTGCTGCACCCAAAGAAGCTGAACTTGTAAAAAGAGCAATCTTAAAAGTGTGTCCACCTGAAGATTCAAAACTGTGTTTACCTTGTAAAAGCTCTTGTTTAAAGCTTGAACATATTGCTGATGTTATTGCCATAATTTATCTCCTACGGGTTTGCTGAGGTAACTGGTATTCTAACTGCTCCGTCTGTGTAGTCGTCTCTTCGTCTTCTACCAACTTGCTCATTAGCAAACTTCTGTACCTCTTGTTTATATTTATTCTCGTATAATGTCAACATGTCTATCGGGCCTTTTAAAAATCCATAGGCCTCTGATAAACAACAATATAATAGTCCATTTGGAAAATTAAGACTAATATAATTAGTGTCATTATTCTCTAAAAGATCAGGTGCTTTGTTAAAATGTATTCTAGCTAAATAATTTGTATTTGGCGTAGGAGATAAAAATATACGACCAGATGTTGTATCAGACTCTCCCGTAGCTCCACCAAACATAGCGTAATATCTTGGTTTTCCTTGAGCTGCTGATGTTCCTGTTACATCCTGGTATTCTTGTAAATAACTCATATCTTTTTTTTCTAAAAAAGTATTTGCACCAGTAATAACGGAACTTGAATCATATACTTGAATAGCTCTAATGAAAACTGCTCCTGCAGGTGCATTTATAGATTCTTGACCAGGTACTAAATTAATTGTTTGTTGTTTTCTATCGGCATCAATAGGTACATCTCTGAATATTCTGTATTGTGCATTTAATATAATATTTTCACAAACAGCATCTGTTAAAACATTAGAATCTGTTTCTGTGTAACTTCTTATTTGAGTTATTAATCCTGATGCACTTAATCCAGCCATTATTTAACTATCTCCAAACAATTAAAACAACTTTTTGTAAAAGAACTATGTTCCCAACAATGTTGTTTTTTTAAAATTCTATACCAAAAAATTTTTATTTTATTTATCATCCTTCAATTGTTATGGGTCCAACGGAACAACCATAACCTCCTCCTTTTACACCACCAGTTGTAGCAGTATCTGAATTAACTGTAAAGAAGAAGAAATTTGAGATTAAATAATCAGTTGTACCTCTTCCTGGATTTCCGTCTCCTGTATCAGGAATATATTTTCCTGTTGTAACAGCATATCCTGAACCTTGTCCTATCTGTGCTCCTGTTATGCCATCAAAGTTAGGAATTGTTGCATAAGCAAAAACAGGATCCGTTGAAGTACCTGTACCTGGTGATATTGTAGGGGGTCCTCTAAATAAATATGTTGTTCCATTTGTTAAACCATGTCCTGGCGCAAAAACATTTATTATACCAGAACCTGCAGCATAAGTTTCAAAACCATTCTCTGCTATTAAAACAGTTGTAACTGGTTCTGTTCTATCACTTCTAACATTTCTTAATGCAATACCATCTGCAGAAAGAGGTTTTGGTTCTAATTGTGGTTGCTTAGGTTCAAACTCAGAAATATGTACAAACGCACCATTCCATTCTCTAACCATTTCTCTGTATGGAAACTCCATACCTGATCTATCTGAAATTGCTTTTGCATGTTTTCCTGTTGCGTAATTTGCCATTATGTTCCTGGGTAATAAGCTTTTGGTGTAATGTATGTACTAGAAGCTGAACCATCTTCTGCTAATGCTCTTGCTAATTCATCTTCATAATATAGTTTCATTTGTTGTACTAATTGTGGTTGATATTTTTGTGCAAGATAAAATGCTAGACCTGCAACCATACAAGGTACAAATCTAAATGGTACATCTGTTGCATTTGTATAGTCTCCTGCATCTTGAATTCTTTTTATGTAATAAAAATGCATATCTTTAGATGCATTAGTTGAGTCAGGTGTTGGGTAAACACTAATACTAACATGATCAATAAATCTTTGTACCCAATATTGATTAGGTGTCCCTTTTGAAAGCTTGTTTGAGAAACCTGCATAAGTAGATCTATCTACTTTTGTCATTGGACTATCTGATTGAGTTGTTGCTGTTCTATTAGATCTTAATTGTGCTTCAAGGACATCGGACATTCCATACACACCATTTGGATTTGATGTAGCACTTGTACCATCTGCAGCTTCTCTAAAAAATTTATATTCAGCTTGTCCTTCAATTAAATCAAGATCAAGTTCATCTATTTCCCAATAGTGAATACCTCTGTTACCCCATTCTTGAAATAATATATTAAGAGATCGTCTAGCTGATTTTA